TGAAAAAGTTTTTGCCCCAGTTAGTCGCTGTACAGTATTTATATGCCATAGTTGCTTCCTCCTTTTGCTTGTTTATAAATCATAATTAACTCGTTGTCACCGTTTTAATTTGAAAATCTGACTGTGACCATTCTTCAGTGGCCGCAGTGGTTGTTGGACTTAACGATGGAGATGATCCACCAAAATATAAAGCGTTATTTAAGTTTCCAGCCGATCCTCCTGCACTTCTACCTGTTGATAAATTGTTTGTTTCAGTCCATGAAGTGCCATCCCATGATTCAGTATTAACTGAATTAGGGGCATCTCCATAATTAAGAAATGCTGAATTTGGACTTTGTTGTGCAAAACCGTGTTCGTGGTGAGTGTTGTTCGTATCAGCAACTTGTGTCCAATTTGTGCCATCGTAAGTGCATGCATGTTGTCCAGATGAATCAGCGGGAGTGTAACCAGATGCCATTAGACCTGCTGTCAAAACTCCTCCACCTCCTCCATTTGCTAAAATAGTTGGGTAATTATTACCGGTTGTCCAAGATGATCCATCGTATTCTAAAGTATTGACGGATTGATCTGACGGTGATCTAGAATCAGATGCTCCACCTACAGCAACAAAAGCAGTTTGACTACCAAATGTTCCCGCTCTTGCAACAGTAGTTGGAAAAGCTCCTCCTGTTGTCCAATTTGTACCATCCCATTCTAAAGTCTGTGAATTACTTGGAGTGCCTGCTAATGCAAAACCCGCAGTAGCGGTTCCACCAGCAGCTACGTCAGCTCTAACACTAGGCACATCGTTTACTTCAGTCCATGTTGAACCATTATAATTTTCTACATTCGTTTTGGGAGGTGTAGCACCAGCAACAGCATAAGCAGCAAGGTATGTTCCCATGCCACCCTGCATTCTGTATCTAGCAGTATTCATATCAGCACCTGATGCCCAAGTTCCTGATCCAGCGCCTGATGATATGTTTTTAAATTGTCCTGTTGTAGAGTTATAATAAAAATCTCCAACTTGTGCTTCAGTTGGACTTGAATCTTCTGTACGGGTTTGAACTTGGAACCCCTTTATACCTTTATATTCAGACATCGCTATTATTTATCCTTTAATAGCCAACCTTGAGTTGCATCTACATAAACCAATGTAAAACCTGCTCTCTCGGTTGACACTGTTAAATCTGCTGCAGAACCCTGTATCTTGTGTGAGTTTCTTCCTACTGTTAAATTGTTAGTATCAAAAGTGCCTGCGTAATCTATAATTGAAACTTCATCTCCTTGCGTCGCTGATGATGGTAAAGTCATTGTGATAGCACCCGATGTTGTGTTAACAAAATAACCTTCACCCGCAACCATAGTTGTATTAGATGTCTTAACTGCTTGCCAAGATGTTCCACCAGATACTTCAGCAAAAGATAATTGACCAACACCTGTTGTGCCTGATCCAGTTACTGATGCAACTTTTAAAAATCTGTCTGCTGTTACGTTACCTGTAGGGAACTTTAATGTATAAGATTGTGAACTTGAGTGGGCCGGACTTTGCAACTTAATACCGTGGGAGTTGGACTCACAATTTAAAACTAATGTTCCAGGGTTTGTATTACCGCCTACAACAAATTCTCCTGTTCCGTTTGGTGTTGCAGTGATTGCTCCGTTTGAACCATCTGTAATTGTAATATTTCCAGAGTTTGTTCCAGAATTTGTATCTAAAATTAAATCGTATGCACCACTTGATGTAATTGTTGATGCAGCTGATCCTGTACCAACTACTACTTCACCTGTTCCTTTTGGTGATAAAGCTAAATCTATATTTGAATCATCTCCTAATGCAGCTACTTTTGGATCTCCTCCTGTAGCAGCGTTTGTAACATTTACATAGTTTACAGCTGAAGATGTTGTGCTAAAAAATAATTGTTCGTTTCCGTTTTCATCTCTAATACCGTGAGAGGTATCAAAGTCGATCATAAAAGAATTAGTATCTAAGTTACCACCTAATTGTGGTGATGTATCATCAACAAGATCACTTGCTAATGCTACAGAGGCAATACTTGGATTAGTTCCATCATCAGCTTTTGCGTATACTAATGAAGTTTTACCATTTGAAATAGTAACTCCAGAATCAGTTCCAGAGACGTATTTAAATACAACGTTTTGAGAACCAGATGTTGCGTTTTTTAAAATGTAAAAGTTTTGAACATCAAGAGGAATTGTAACGTTTCTACTTGCTGTCAAGGATCCTGTAAATTCAATAATTCTATGTGCAAGAGTTGCGCCTGTTCCACCATCTGTTACTGATAGAGTTGTATCACCTGAATCGGATACGGCTTGTGTAGTATATCCACCCGATATCTGTTCAACGATACTTAAGTTTGTATTTGTTTTTGTACCCCATGTACCCGCATTTTCACCAGTTGCCTGTAGTTCAATACCTAGGGGTGTATATGTCGATGCCATATTAAGCTGCTTCTCCTGTTACGTCGTTATAGCTTGTATTTGAGCCTGTTGCAACATCTGAATACGAAGTATTCGAACCCGTTGAAATATCACTATACGACGTGTTTGAACCGGTGTCAATATCTGCATAAGCTTTAACATTTACAGCTCCTACGCTAGCTGTAGCTGATTGACCAGTTAATCCCATAACTTGATCTGAAGGGTCTAAAGTGCCTGTAGAAGAAGTTGCAGAAACACCAGTTAATCCCATAACATCCGCGGGTGCTAAACTACCTGTAGAACCTATTATGGCCTGACCAGTTAAAGTTTGAACTGCAGAACCTAATCCCACTAAAGAACCTAATTGTGTTTCTATATTTAATCCTGTTAAAAGTGCAGCATCATTTGGTACAACCACAGACCCTATTCCTGATGTTATAGCGAGCCCTGTTAAATTAGCTTCATGCGAAGTTACACCTTCTGCCGTTCCTTGTGAAGATGTCATCGCTTGTCCTGTTGGTGATACATCTTCGTTTGGTGCAACTGCAGTTCCTTGACCAACAGTTGATTCTTGTCCTGTTAATCCCATAACTTGATCTGCAGGATCAACTACACCAATAGCTGATGTTGATGAAATACCTGATGGTGTGATGGTAACTTGAATAACGTTTGTAATTGAATTGACAGATGATTGAAAAGATACACCAGCCACTTCTACTGTTTTTGGTATTACAGGTGAAATAGAACCAGTTGATGATGTAAAAGAAATTCCTGTTGGTTCTACTAATGCGTTTGCTAAAATTCCTACCGCTCCAACATTAAAAGTAGAAGATACACCTGTTAATGAAACTGTTTCGTCAGCTAAATTTCCCCACTCACCGTCATTCCAAGCTTTAGCACCCCATCCTGTTGCAAGAACAGAGTCTTCATTCCAATAAGCTCGGCCCCAGGTGAATCGACCCCATCCTGTTTGAACCGACATAGTGGTCCTCCTATGCTAATCTTATGATTGCGTTTGTAGCGTCTGCTGTAGGAAACTGAATTGTGAAAGTTCCGTTAGTTGCTGTTTTGTCAGAACCAAAAGCGATTGCACAAACAGCTGCGTTAGATGCAGATGAATTGTAAATTAATGCACCGTTAGCTGTGAAAGAAGCTGAACTATAACTTACATCCGAAAAATCACAAACTGCAGTTGTGCTTGAAGCCACTGGAGTTACGCTTGTTAATGTAGCACCACCAGAAGTGTATGCTGTTCCAGATGTGTTTGTAATTTCTTCTGAAGTTGAAAACGCTGTAGTTGATGCACCAAGAGTTGCATCACTGTCATACAAAGCAATTTTAAAGGTATTACCTGTTGTTGCTGTAAAATTGTGAGTTCCTTTTAATAGTTCTACTTTAAAACTTGTACAAACTGCTGATGTAATTGCCATTTTTTATCTCCTATGGGTTTGCTGAGTTTACTGGAATTCTAACTGCACCATCTGTGTAGTCATCTCTTCTTCGTCTTCCAACTTGCTCATTAGCAAACTTCTGTACTTCCGTTCTATACTTTTGCTCGTATAATGTCAACATATCTGCTGGACCTTTCAAGAAGCCATAAACCTCTGCTAGACAGCAATATAATAGGCCATTAGGGAAGTTTAAACTAATGTAGTTGGTATCGTTATTCTCTAAAAGAGCTGGAGCCACGTTATAGTGCACTCTAAATTTATAGTTTGTATTTGGTGTGGGAGCCAAAAAGATACGTCCTGAGTTGGTGTCAGCTTCACCTGTAGCACCACCAAACATAGCATAGTATTTTGGTTTACCTTGCGCTGCGGATGTGCCTGTAATTGGTTGATACTCTTGTAGGTAAGTCACATCTTTTTTCTCTAGCCATGTGTTAGCTCCTGTGAGCACGGCACTTGAATCATAAACTTGTATACCTCTAATAAAAACTGCTCCTGCTGGTGTGTTAATTGTTTCTTGTCCTGGAACTAAATTACCAGATTGTTGTTTTCTATCTGCATCAATAGGAACATCTCTAAAAATTCTATATTGTGCGTTTAAAATAATATTTTCTAAAACAGAATCAGACAACACATTAGAGTCAACTTCTGTGTAACTTCTAATTTGTGTTTTTAATCCTGATGCACTTAATCCTGCCATTATGCTACTATGGTGACTGGTCCTGCAGATGCAAGGCCACCTCCTCCTGTTCCCGAAAACAAGGCATTAGTGCCTGCTCCGAATGTATAATTATTATCATCAACTTTTGTAATTGTAAATCCTGATGAACCAGAAATAGTATTTGCAGCTATACCACCAACAGATTCTACATCTCTAAATCTTACAGTATCACTAGTAGATCTACCGTGATTAGGCTCGTTAACAGATATTACTGCTGAACCACTTGTTGCTGTAAAAGCATTTAAAGGCAAAATTATAGGAACAGCTGTTTCTATTCTATCTGGTCTTACATTACGCAAAGATATTGAATCACCGTTCATTGGTTTTGGTTCTAGCTGTGGTTGCTTTGGTTCAAACTCTGATATGTGCACAAACGATCCGTTCCATTCTCTAACCATTTCGTTATATGGAAACTCCATACCTGATCTATCTGATATAGCTTTTGCGTATTTACCTGTTGCGTATTTTGCCATTATGTTCCTGGGTAGTATGCTTTAGGAGTAATATATGTACTCGAAGCTGACCCATCCTCCGCTAGTGCTCTGGCTAATTCATCTTCATAATATAACTTCATAGCTTGAATTAACTCTGGTTTATATTTTTGTGCTAAATAAAAAGCTAATCCTGATACCATACAAGGCACAAATCTAAATGGTAAGTCTGTTGCATTTGTATAATCACCTACATCTTGTATTCTTTTAATGTAATATATGTGCATGTCTTTTGATGCATTTGTTGAGTCTGGTGTTGGATAAACGTGTATTCTAACTTTATCTATAAATCTTTCTACCCAATATTGATTAGGTGTGCCTTTTGATAATTTATTAGAAAATGCTGCGTAAGTAGATCTATCTACTTTTGTCATTGGTGAATCTGCTTGTGTAGTTTGAGTTCTATTAGATCTTAATTGTGCCTCTAAAACATCTGATATTCCATATACTCCAGATGGAGTTGATGTAGCACTTGTGCCATCATCGGACGATCTAAAAAAATCATAGTCTGATTGTCCTTCAATTAAATCAATATTAAGGTCAGCTATTTCCCAATAGTGAATACCTCTGTTTCCCCACTCTTGAAACAATATATTAAGAGATCTTCTTGCTGACTTTAATTGGTAACCAGCTACGTTCTGTAATCCAATACGTTCAAAAGATTCTTCTACTATTTCATCAATAGCAAAAGTTTTGTCGAACGTAGCTGTTCCCGAAGTTGTATTAGCCATTCAAACTCCTACGATTCGTAAACTTTAATCCATTCACAAACAACTGTAGCGGTATCTCCTGCAGTACATGCTGGTAATGTTATGTTAACATCACCAGTAAAACCACTTGCTTCAGTGTTTTTTAATCCACCGAAAGAAGAATAGTCATACTCCATTTCACCATTCATAGTTAGAAACACTACATCTGATGTAGCATCCCATAACATTCTAAGTGCATCTACCTGTGCTGTTACTGAAACATTAAAACTAACTTTATTTAATCTTACTTTAGTGCAAGCTTTACCATTGTTAGTTGCTAATCCAGATACATCAACAATCTTTGTTGTGCCTCCAGAATTATCAGAAACTACATTGTAGTGAGTGATAAGTTTTTTTGATCCGTCAAATACAGTTGTATTTAATACTGTGTCTGCCATTTTTTGTCCTCCTTTTCAAGGGCGCCTGCATCACCAGACGCCCCGAGTTATTTATTAACTATTTGCAAAAGGTGTCGCTTCGGTACCTGTACCGATCAACACAGCTTCTACTAAATATACGTTGTCCTCAAGTGCAGTGATAGTAACTGTACTACCTTTGTCTCCACCTGTAGTTCCACCGTTCATGCTGATAACATCATTAGC